AGGAATATCATAAGTTGATAGGTCTAAGGGTTCATCTGTAAGAGAATTTTCTAACTCAAATGTAGTCTCAAAATCAAATCCCTGCTCAATAACAATATTTGATACATAAACTGCCATTATTCCGGGATCAATATACTTTTAAGTATTTATATGATGTTCAATTACCCGACATTTTTATTGACCAATTCTCTTAGTAATGATTTAATTTCATCAATATCACTTTTTATTTTGTCTAATTCCTGTTTTTTCATTTCACTATTCTCTATAGATTTGACATATCTATCATAAGCGGTGTTATCTGTGTTTATGATAGCACCGCTTTCTTCATCTCTATAAAGATTAGAGTGTCCTTCTACTTTAATCATCTTACTGCAAGTACTCTAAGGTCGCGGATTCTTGGGGGTTCTGCCTGATTTGTTCCGGTCATTACAATCTTGATTCTAAATCCAGTAAACAGACCAAGATTATCTGCACTATATTCATAATCTAAAAATTCATCAGAAATACTGGAAGGAACCTTTTGATCTGAAAGACCGCTATTCTTAGAAGGATCTGTAACTTGAAGACCCGCACTTCCTAAAGTTAGGTTATTATAACCTGGGAATAATTCAAACTCTTCATCAACTTCACTAGAATCTGGTCTTATCAAACTGTAAAGAACTCTTATATCAGCAGATTCATGTCTATATGCGGATAAAATGATTCTTAATGAAGTTGCTGGATTTGATAAAGAGATAATTCTACTATAATAAACAGCAGCATGTGGATCATCAACAATTGAATTGATCTTACTATCAGTAGTATAGTCCGATATTGGTTGATTTAAACGACTGCTGAAGAATTCAGTAAATGCAGTATTCAAATTAAGAATAGGAGAAACATTTTTATTTGATGTATTGAAATTAATAGCCGTTGTGAATGATTTATTTCTAGGAAGACTTGTAAGATATTCGTCCTGATTAATCTCAGAACAAATTAGTCTTGGATCAGTTAAAGGATTGTATGTATTCAGTTGAATAGTCTGATATCCTTTATCCACAAATGATACTTGAGAATTTGATGCAACACTACTTCCCGATACTGTTCTAACCCTGCCATTTACAAATGTTGATGAAGATGGTGTTTCAATATCATATGTGGGTCTTAGTCCAGTATATAAGATATTTTCGGTAGCATATACATTATCACCGCCTCCACTATTATTTGAATTGAATGCTAATGAAGGATATGCATCATTAACATCCTTAAAGTCACCATTTCTCAACTTATTACCATTATTACTACTCGTATCAATATCTAAGTAATATCCATCAATATCAATTGGTCCTTGAATGGAAGTTGTAATTCCATTAATTCTTCTTAAAGAAACTCCATTAAATTCATATTTTTCTACTGTAGAACCTAATTCATGAGTTTCTGCCTTTGTTCCATCAACACCTCTTTCAGAAATACTAATGGTTGTTCCGTTAACATTATCATATGATATAATTTCACTACCAATTTTGAGATATCCAGTATTGTTTGTACCAACAGAAAGACCTTCAAAAATATTAAAGTCTGAATCATTGGCACTTAATTCTAATATAGAAGTTTCACTTGACTGTAAAGTTGCGTCTAATTTGGATGGAGAAACATCAGATGCTACATTATAAATCTTTACCATATTTGTATTTGAATACATTCCATGATCAAAATGTCTAACAAACAATTTCTTTCCAGTATTTAATTCTGAGAAATCTGTAATTTGTGTAGACCCCAAAGAAACAATATTATCCAAAGCTGAAGTATCGTAATAACTTACAGCGGCTCCAACAGGGAATGATGAATTGAATTGTCCCTGAACATTAGAAACATATAGTCTATTTGCACTACCAATTCCAGTTATTGAAATTTGTGCATTCTTTCCTGTTCCTGGAGTTGAGGTAGTAGTGAGTGCTGTTCCAACAATAGTTACAAGATCACCTTCCGCATATCCAAATCCCGGAGAAGTTTCTGCAATACTTACATTTGTAATTGTTCCTAAACCAGAAGTTGAAACTTGAAGTACAAGACCCGTACCAAGTCCTACAAGATTTGTAGGAGCAATATTAAAGTTTGTAATACTTGGTATGTAATTTTGTCCTCCACTAACAGTATTAATTCCTGTTGCAGTTCCACCAACACCTGTAATAATTGCAGAACCACCATAGTCACCATATCCTGCAAGTCTTCTACCAACCGTGAGAATTCCTGCAGTTCCTTCATCAGAAATAGTTTGTATTCCAATCCAACCACTTCTTGGTGTGGCGCTAATTGGATTTATTGGCAGATTCTGGTTATAACCATTACTTTCATTTAATGGTGGATTGTAGAAATATGCAGTACCAGTAGTTTCAGTAAACTCTGCTTTATATAATTTAAACTTCAAATCTTGGAACTGATTTGTTGTCCAGATAGATCCATTTTGAGATTTGAATAGAGATCCAAGAGCAAATTGTTGTGTATAGATAACTGCATCTACATCAGGAAGAGTTGTTGTATTAACAGTCTTTTCCCCCATAACTGCAGTCCAAACTTCATATGCATCACTATTTTCCGAAATCAGAACAATTGCATATTCTCTACCTGGTGCCAAGAAAATTGGTTCTGGGAATTTAACATTGGTAGGAATATCTCCCGTTGGAGATGTTTTGATTATTTGTACCTCATTACCATTTTCATCAATTTCTATAGGTCTAATAGTAACAGATGGTCCTATTACCTGTAAAGTTGGTGTTCCCAACTCCATGGTTCTTACTTCAACCTTTACTGGTGCATTTCCTTCATCAATATTCGCAAAGAAAAGATCTACAGAAGTTAAGAATACACCATTAGCATCTTCTTCGGTATCAATATTAGATTTTACCTGAACATTTCCACCAACAGTAAAGCTTTGTGCTAAAGGATCAAAGAATTGTGTAAAGTTGTTTGTTCTAGTTCTGGTAGTTGTTCTAGTTACGGTAGTAATTCTACGTCTAACTGTAGTTACTGTAACTACTCTCTGCCAAACTTCTAAGGTTCCTGTTGAATTGTATGATGCTTCTCCGAAAGAAATTGCAGTACTTCCCGGAAGAACCTCAGCATTTGATTTACTTGAAGATAATCTATAAGTTTTATTACCTGTTCTAATTCTAACTGATGGGAATGGTTCTCTATTTGGATCTTTAAGGAAAAATGCTCCTATTAAATCTCCATAATTATCACTTACAAGACGAACATCTTTTACATATGCTTCAGCACCGCTAGTTTGTCCCTTCAGTTTCATTCCCGCAACAGCATAACCATAGTAGTCACCTTGAGCTTGCTGAGACATTGAGAATGTATCAACATTCAAAATTTTGGAACTTGAGGAATAGAAATTATCAGTAAATTGTCCAGATTGATATGGATTTGCATTAAAGAATGTTTCTGGAGCAGCAAAAGGACCAGACTTATGTCTTGGATGTGCTAATCTAAATTTAGTAACTTCTCTACCATCAATTGTTCCAATAACAGTTTCTCCAATACTAAATCCAGCACTTGCTCCAGAAAGTTTAAGTCCTGAGTCGGAAGAAATTTCCAACATTTTTGGCATGAAATCAACGCCACTTGTACTATCTAAGAATTGATAATATCTTGTTCTTGGTTTTAAATTGGTTGCATTAACATTTACATTACGAGATCTCATAAAGACCTCGGCACTCCTAGATCGTAAAACATTTGATACCGATGTACTAGTAGAAGTAACTACCCTTGTAGAACTACGTGTGGTGGTTCTACTACTAACAGAAGATCCTGTAGCAACTGTTTGTCCTCTTCTGCCCCAGTTTGCAACTCTTCTGACATTTGTGGCAGTTCTATTTTGAGTTCTATTTTGCGTATTAGTGGATGATGTATTAACTGTATTTGCCTGATTCAGTGTTGCCATCCAGGTTTGTCTTACCCAAGTATCAACATTTGGTGTCAGTTCAATTGTACCGACATATAATACAACATTAAATGGGTTGATATTTTCAACTTGAGTTGCTAATGGTTGCTCTAACCAATCAACTTCTTTATATGCTAAGGTAAGAGAATTTCCTGTTTTTTGAATTGCTGGATCTAATAATTGGAAATTTGAAGAAAGATCCAAGTTTTGTGGAGTTACATTTGTTGAAGATGCTACTAAAGATTCTAAAGTATTCCTAGTAACTATAGGTGAAAGTTCTTCAACAGATCCATCAACGGTAACTGAACTTAAGTTAATATCAATTCTATCAAGATTTCTGAAATTATCTACAAAGAATCCAGATTTAAATCTATCTCTACCTTCACTATCAGTAACTTGAATTGTCTTAGTATCCAATTCTAACAAAGAAAGAGATGTTGTTTCTTCTAGATTTTCAATCCTTCCTTCAAGTTCTCCAATATCTCTCATAGTATATCTTCTATTATCAACATATGTAATAGAAGCATCACTAGTATTATACAAATACGCTGGTAACTCTAAAGTTGCCAACTCCATAAATTCTCCCAATTTTTGGGGTGGTTGTGGATTTATTTCAGATTTGCCTTTATCAACTACAAAGTTTCCTAGAGTGTCAACATAAATTCTATCAATTCTTGGGAGATAGTAATCATACGACAACGTGGAAACTTCATTAGGTGCTAAAATTGAAGTTAATGTGGTATTAAATGCAGATGTCCTTGCGGTAAAATCAAATGGAGACTTGTCTGCAGTCGATACATCAAATGTGGATACTCTTGGTCTGAAATCTAATGTATCAGATGCTCTTATGTTATAAATTCCAATATCTGGAACATCTTCAGAGAATCTATCATCATCATAACTTGCTACGGTAAATAAATCTCCGGAAGATTGGGAATCGACTTCATATTTGTCAATAACAACTAATAATTTTCTCGTTGGTTCTGAACTTCCTGCCTTTCTAACCAATTTTGAATAATCATAATATTGATCTCTTTGACCTTTATCTAAAATAAAAGAACTTGTGATATTTTTATATGAACCATTTGTAACATTTTCTAATGTAGTGATTATATTCGACTCTTCAAAAGTTACATTTTCACCGATAGAAAATCTTTCTGTGGTAAGATAAACAATATCTAAAGTATTTCCAACACCATTATCTCTCACTACAAGTCTTGCTACAGCACCATTAGATCCAAAAATATTTTCTCCAACTACAGCATTCGAATCTACATTACTTGTAGAAGTACACTCAATTCTATCAAATGACGGAGAATTCTTATTTAAAGATTCATAAACCGCCAAAACTTTAGATACGTCTGGAGCATTTAAAGAAATTTGATCATCCTGAACCCTTAATCCATACCACTTATTATAAGTAAGTCCATCATTAGTAGATTCGGAGGGATCTGATCCAGATTGCTGATATTTGGAATAATTAATATTAACAATAGAAGATCTAACAAAATTCTTTGTTTTTGATACTATTTTATTTTTTTCTATAGTAAGATTAAGAATAGTGTCACCATTAGATATTGAAGGATCTAATTTTCTAATTTGAATATCTGATTGATTTACTGAAAATGCATCATCGGATAAAGATGCTATAGTGCCATCATTATAGAATACTGCATAATTTTCTTGATCAAATCCAACAAAAGATGAATTTGTTGGATTTAAATTTAAATCAGTATTACTTCCAGATAAATTTGTATTACTGACAGAAAGAACGTTTGTAGCATCATCGACATTTAAATTATCAATTTGACCTACAATTCTGAGTTTTGAGTTTAAGAAATCAACTTCAGATACATTTTCATCAAATAATGGAATATATAAAACTCCACTTCCTCTTGTATCAAGTTTTGCAATTGATATTGGAGTAGTGATATTATTCGCATCAAGTCCACCATCAAATACATTAGATACAGTAGAAATTCCAGTAATTGTGAATGAAGTTAATGTAGCATCAACATCTGTTACCACACTAAATGTTTCTGACGAAATTCCAGATCTTTGATATCTGATAACATCATCTATTTTAATATCATTAAAAGGTCTTCCTCCAGCAGTAACTGTAGAAGATCCTGCAGTTGGTGCAGATATATTAACTTGTGCAATTCCACCTTGAAGAATCTCTCTATCTAAAATAAAATCTGCTGTGAAATTTGATCCACTATTAGCAAATCCTTGAGTTGAGTTATCTTGTTTAATTGACTTTATATCTTGAATACCATAAACCCAAGTCTGAACTACTGTTTTTGATATATCAATTCCATTTTGGATAAGTGGTTCTCCAACAACAAAAGTTCCTGATGTTTGTCTCAGTCTAAATCTATTATCTGTACTATCTGCAACTACAAATCCACTAGCTCCGCTATATTTTCCTCTTATATGATCCCCAGCACTTAAGTTATAATCACTATTAATTTCTAATATTGTATATGTTTGAATATCAAATAGTCTCAAATCCCAAGATGTAGACTCATTTGTATATGGAGCATCTGTTAAGTTAAATGAATATACTCTTGCAGTTCCTACTCCATAATCTCCAGAACCATCTTCTTGTGTTGGACCAGATTGTCCAACTCCAGCATATAATGTAACTGTTTTTCTTAGTTGGGGTGTAGAAGTTGCATTATTAACTCTGAATAAACTTCCAACTTCTAACGATACTGAAGATGTATTAGTTTCAGTATCTCTTGGTTTTTCAACATCTATAACTTCATTAATAACCTCAATATCATATCCTCTTGCATATACTTTACCATTTTCAATCTTTAAACATGCCAATTCTTCGGAGGGAGTATTTCCTTGTTTTGTAGTTTCTCCTCCAAAGAAAGCACCATTATTACCCAATCTATCATTTAAAGATTCTTGAAGGGTAATTTCAAAAGGATCTACGGCATAACTCCCAGACTCTTCAAAAGTTCTTTGTGCCAGATAGTCTCTTATATTACTATATTGAGTTTTATTAGTTACTTTTTGAATCTTACCTTCTTTTACTCTAAGAAGTTCAACAAAGTTTGTATCTTTATTGTCAGTTAATGGTTTCTTTGATAATGTTAAAGATATCTTTAACCTATCTGCACCTGGAGATGCATAGTTGGTAAATCCTTTTGCATTATCATATAATGTATCATCATCTTTAGATGAGATTAAGGATTCTGTTATTGTTAATCCTATTCTATATGAAGGTGTATTATTATAATAATCTAAAATTATAGTTTGTCTAGAGACCTCAACAAAATAACCTCTAATAAAATAAACACCAGCATCGATTGATGCACTGGATCCAATAGAAGTTGAATCTACATCTATGAGTGTAGCAAAAGTAGATCCTGAATTAATTGTTGTATTACCATATACAATATTTTCTGTGCATGATAAGGTTTCCCCATCATTAAATGGATTGAAAATGAATGTATTATCGGAGGAAATATATTTTACATATAATGTTATGTTGTCTACTTCAGAACTCTCACTTGGGAAAACTACATTTACAACTTTTGCTGTAGTACCAGAAGTTTGTCCCGTTATTGTTTTTCCAACTAATTTATCAATATAAAAACTTAAATCTACACCGAATTGAGTAGTATTCAGTTTTACTGAGTAATATTGATCGTCAAAAGTGGTGTTCCCAGGAACCACCATCGATCCTTCTTTAAAAATATGACTTGCAAAGTCTTCTACTTGATTTTGTAAAATGGATTGTAGAGAAGTTAACTCTCTACTCTGAACTGGAAAACCGGGTTTAAATAAAACCTTTAAGAAATTTTTTGATGAATCAAAATCATCATAGTATGGACTTACATTTAGATTTGTTTTTTGAGCCATTTCTTAGAATTCCAGAATAATTTTAACGTCCTCTTTTTGTCTAATGCTTCTTGACACAATAGACCTGTTATCGATGTAGATAATATCTCCAGTACTTTTATTTATCTCAGGTTGAGCAAGTCCTGCAGTAAAAGTTACTCCCAAACCAACAATACCAGTAGCGTTGTCTAAGTTAAGAGTACTACCATTAAAATTCTGATCAACTGACCCTTCAAATCCAGAACTAGAGTTAATAGAGTTTCCAGATGATTCAAAACTTAGTACTTGACCTCTCTGTGATATTGTACTATCATCCATAGTATTGATAAAATCTGTCAAATATAGAGATCTATCTTGATAGTATTTTAATACATTAGTTTCTTGATCATATGCTGCAATAATTCCTTGTGCAATAGAATTATCCGCTTTGGTTTGTACTATTCTTTCTCCAATAGTTGGTAAAGTTTCTGGAACTGTATCCAATTTAATAGAATTTAATCCACTAAATGTATTTCCTGCGAGTGTGAATCCGGAACTATGTTGCTCTGGATTTTTAATAATTCCAACCTGAGCAAATCTGGTATTTGCAGAAAATTCTTTAGTAGAAGTATCAAATCTAGTATAAATCAATACTTTGTCTGCACCAAGTTCTGTGTATATATCATACCCATGACCTCTTGATGGTGGTATAATAGGAATTAATTTTGCCCTTTTATTTACATCAATACCCGATGGAGATTTTAAATCTACAATTCCGAAAGTATATCCACTTCCGCCATTAATGACTCTAGTCCTAACAATTTCTCCGGAAGTGTTTGCGGTAATTTGAACTTCTGCACCTGTACCATCACCTAAAATTGGATATGTTCCACTTTCATAAAATTCACTGCCACTATTTTCAATATATACAACTTTAATCTGATTATTACTTGCAGATGAATTTCCAGACTCTCTAACAGATTTTATTTCAAAATCAGTACTGGTATCCCAATTATTTGGAAGAATAATATACTCTGTAGAGTCAAATTTTATAATGTCTGAAGGAGCGATAGTGAATAGATATTTCCAAATATATCCATCATTACTATCTCCAGCTGCAGATGGTTCTAAATCAGTAAAAGTTGGTTCATCTTGAGATGGTTCGCCGGTTGTGTTATTGCCACTAGATCCATTATACAAGCAGATATAAACTCTATAATCTTTATTTACAACATAAAAATTTGAATCATACAATCTTGCAGTGCTAGAATTTGGAGTCTTATTGTAAATATCATAATCATGCCTATACATATCATATTTTGTATTTGCAGTCCACTCAACTTTTTTTACAA